TGCATCTGCTTCAACTGTTCCGTCAAAGTATGCGTCTTTAAATTCAAGGCTGTCAGTTCCAAGATCAACAATTGCATTAGAACCCGGAGTCAATGCTCCATCAGTTAGTATTAATTGCTTTTCGTTTCCAGCATAAAAATTAATTGTATTGGCTGTTTCAAAATCTATTTTAGTTTGATCATCTTCACCAATTTTTATATCTGTAGCAAGTAAAGATGTAATGCCAGTTTGAGCTGCATTAATTGTAAAAGTTAAGTCATACGGATCGCCATCTGAACCAGTAGAAACATCTGTCCAGTTTATATCTAAACCACCACCTTCTACAAACTTAACTTCTTTGTCTTTTGTAATCTGTACTTCTGTGCCATCACCATCTTCTAAAACAAACTGCATATCTGCTTTTTGAGCATCGACATATGCCTTGATTGACTGTTGAGTAGCTAAATGAGAAGCTGAGTCAGAAGTCATATCGTCTTCGTCTTTTATGGCTGTACCACTAACACCAGTATTTAACACAGGAGAAGTTAAAGTTTTATTTGTTAGGGTAGCTGTTGAGGTCGCTGACACTAATCTAGCGTCACCACCAGTGCTTGGCAGTGTTAGAGTGTTTGAAGCACTTTCTGAATGTGGAGCTGCTATAATTGTCTGTCCATGCGAATTTGCTTCACAGTTTAACTTTATAGCACCTTGATTAGTATTTCCTTTAATTACAACCTTGCCTGTTCCATGTGCTGCAAGATCAATATCTTGATTAGATGCTGTAGTTACAATATCTTGTCCACCTAAGTTTAGATTACTAGATAGTGTTCCAACGCTAGTTAAACTAGATGCTGTCACTCCTGAAGCAAGTGTATTGCCTGTTAAATTAGCTGCAGCTACGGCTGAAGCAGTAGCAGAGTTTCCTGAATAACCACTAGAGGTAATTGTGCCTAATGAAGAACCAGCATCTGCAAATGTTATTGTACCACCATCTGCATCTAATGTGATACCACCACTTGAATCAAGGGTTACAGTTGTTCCTGCAAGTTCTGCTGTGCCATCTGCCGTAATCTGTATATTAGCACTAGCACCTCCTGCATCGGTTGTTACAATATCTAATGTACCATTTGTTCCTGCTGTTAATGTAGCAGTGTCACTAGTAGAGCCTGTAAGCGTTACAACTTTGCCATCTATCGCCACATCATCTACAGTAAGAGCCGTAAGCGTTCCTAATGATGTAATGTTGGTTTGTGCGGCTGTTGTTACAGTTGCCGCAGTACCAGATGTATTACCTGTAACATTACCAGTTATATTACCTACAAATGTGCCGTTTATATTGTTACTTGCATCTTCAAACACTGCCTTGTCAGCAGGGTATGTACAGAATATTGTTCTTGTTCCTGCTGACCAATCTACTTTATTGTCTGAATTAGAGCTTTGTAAAATTGTTGTTCTTGCAAGAGTATCAGGTGATGCGTCAGTAAATGTTCCTATACCAATTTCAAAATCAGTATTATCTGTGCAAACATAATAAGTAGTATTGCCATCACCAACTTGGATAAAACCTTCAAAGCCACTTACTGCACCAGCTAATTGATACGTTGCTGTACCTGTAGTAGTTGTGGTTTCCTTAACTCTGTCTTTTATTACTAAAGCCATTACTTTAACTCAATACTCAAGTTTGTTGCGTTTATTCTAAATATGTCACCCTCTGCTAATGTCTTACTTGCGTCTAACGCTCCAATAAACAGAAAGTTACCAGAACTAGAAGCGTCATTAATAAACACATGGGTTATTGTTTGCGTTCCACTATCTGTCTTAGCTGCAAAGTCAATTGCGTTTGTATTTTTTGCAGTCTGTTGATTTGCTGTAGCTGATACCAGTGTCCAAGCTGTAGTTTGCACTCTTGCATATCCACCAAAAGTTGCTTCTGTAACTGACACAGAACCTGCATCTGCTGATTCACCTGTGCTATCATCAAAGTTTGAAACGGCAGTAGCCAATCCAACATATATATTACTTCCTAATCCGTTAGCATTTCCACTACCAAAGTTAGCACTGGATACTTGTGCGTTATTATTAAATATAAAATTAAGTATCCTATGTTCTAAATAGGTTGTTGCTGCATTAGTTGTAGCCATTTAGCCCTCCGACTTTTTGTAAAAATCATCAGTAGATATACCGATTAATTGTTCATTATTTATTGCCTGCACAGCTTCTTTGTACATACCCATAAATCTATCCTGTAAGGCAAAATTTCTGTTAAATACTGATGCCTGAATTAAAGATGCATAAAGCAGAGCATCGGCTGCGTTTATGCTTGTCCAGTTAGATGTGTTTGAACTTGATAAAGCTGGTAATCTTCTTTTGTATGAAAGCTCTAAACTAAAATTTGTAGAAGGTGTTGGAGCTACATAAATTGTAGATGTGTCGAAATAGCCATAATATTTTGGTGTGCCAGTAGATGTACGATTGGGCCAAAACTCTAGCATAAACTCATCGGACTTTAAAAGCAAAATACTTCGAACATTAGAATTAACAAGATGTAAATTTTCTAACAAAACTAAATCTGTTGGCATCGTTAAAAACGGATCACCTTGTGAAAAAGCAGAAGTTACCTTTCTTCTAAACTCAGGAGTCTTTACGTCTCTTGAGATCCTTAATTCAGCTAAATCTATAAATTTATCTATCTCATTAGAAAACTCTGTTCCATCATCTTCCATAAAGTCTTTTATATTTTGTACAAGTTCAGCATATGTTGTCATGATCTAGTTCCTGCTGTGTGAGTGTACAGGTTGTCAAACACGGATGTATTGACCGCTGTTTCTGCAACATCAGGTCTAGCGTGATCTATTGACTGGTCATCTTTTGGTTTTATAGTACCTTGATGATTTTGTGGGTGATCCATGTCAACAACATCCTTGCCAACTCTTAGTCCATTTCTTCTTCCGTTCTCTATCTCAAAAACAAGATCCTTAAGTTTGTATCTCATTCCTGTTCTGTCACATATGCCTAATGCGTATTTGCTAAAACCCATAATTACCTGCCGTATAATGTTGAAGGACTGATTTTAAAAGTTGAACGATCTCTATCTTCAGTAGCCGCTAATTGCCACTCCTCCTCATACATCTGTTTTAACATAGGAACTCTTGGCATAGCGTCAGGATGTTTGAGTGCGATATGATAGGACAAACCTGCAACAATAGCTGGCAAAAAACGAGTTGGTGCATCATATTGAGTTATAGAACCATTTACAGTGTCCTGTATTCTTCTCACACGATAATAAACTAATGTGTAAGTGTTGTTGTTAGGGACTGGATAAAGAGTTACTTCAGGTGCATCACGCAATCTTTCAATATATATTTGAGTGGGTCTGCCCTGTTTATTTTTGCTTGATAAGGATGCGTAGTCACCAACATGCATTCTAGCTATTGTTGTATCTACTTGGGAAGTGCCTGTTCCTGTTCTGATTGCATAATCAAGGACGGCTACTGTATCGGAGGGAAGTGTGTATGTTGCTGTGCCAGATGTTAAAGACAATGTAGTATCTTCTACTGTCCATAGATTAACACCTCTATTAGAAAATTCTTGACTTAATAAATTTAAAGAACGTTTAGCTGTTTTAAAATCGTTGCCACTATAAGCACGACCTAGTCCAGCTCTTTCAAAAGCCTCGTCAATAATTTCATCTATATCTAGGTTAAATGTTGATGTACCTGATGTTGCCATTTTAAAACTTTCTATATAAACCAGAGAAATCCAAACACTCAAAATTGAGTTTGAAACTTTCTCTGATTTTTTTAAACATTACTTAAATTGATCCTTAATACTTTTAATTACGTTTTTTAAATTAAACGGCTTTTCATTTGGTCTGTACGGACACTGATAATCTCTTGGACATTCTCCTGCACCAACTGGAACATACTCTCTGTATTGAGTATGGTTTGCTCCAACAAAAACACATATTCTTGTGTCTTTTTGCAATAACTGACTTGCTAATCTACAGGTTGTCATTTGTTTTTTTGGCTC